TGCTTCACCAAAATTCATCATTTATTTTCGCCTCCTGTTACTTCATCCTTTACCTGCTCTTCGAAGATATTAATGTTATATTCCTGATGTTGCCGTAAGAAACTAATCACCTCTGGGTCACTGGTTACTAACTCATTCTCATTAAACTCAGCATACTTCCCTTTATCTTTGGTTTCATAATCAGCAGGTCGAATCGTTAAACAATGTTTGGCATACCGACTGATAAACTTACTTCTTTCTGCTTTTTCTTTTGCCATCTGCTCCAGCTCCTTATTAAAATTTAAAGGGAGAATCGCTTCTCCCTTAGACTGCATTCTTCAAGACCGCATGGGTCTTTTCAAGCCTTACTTGTAACCCAGATTCGGTGAAGTATTCGTCCTTCCAACCGTCTGCATCATTATCTTGAATGTTAGTTTTTAGTTTAGTGTCACGACCTTGCAAGGGACGATAAACAATGTTTTTCATTTCCAAGCCCACACCCCAGCCTGCATATTCATTCTCAAAGGTTTGGCTGGTCACGATTAAGACCGTCCCATGAATTGAGATATATTCCTTGATCGCAATTCCGAAAGTCTCTTCCCCGGAACGAGTTTCCAATTTCCCAGCAGCAAAACTATTAATTTGGCTCGCTACTTTACGACCACAGACAAAGAGTTTCTTTTTTGCCCCATACGCAAAGAGCATCTCACAATACTTTTCCCACTCTGCTAAAGTTAAGGGAGTACCACTACAATCTTTCACATTCGTAGTTAAAAAGGAGAAAAGACCTCCAGTCATGCGGCGTTTATTGTTAATGTCTTCTTTCCGTTCCCCGAATAAAAAAGCGCGTTCCATATCCAGCCGATGGTCAACAGCTTTATCCTTTCGCAGTCTAGTACGTTCACTTTCAGTGGTACGCAGATTCTCGGCTTCACCAGTCATCGATTGATCGAAGGGAGTACGAAAGATCTGAGTGTAGTTATATCCCTTCATTGGTTGTTTAAGTTTTGATTTTGGAGCTTTCGAGAACTCTTCCATTGCGTTACCAATCCGCATTAAGCGGTCATTATCAGTTAAAGCGGCGGCTGCGGTCGTTCCATAACCACGTAAGACGGTAATCTTATGAGTTGCTTCATCTATCCCAGTAACATAAATCACCTCACCAGTTCGGGGTACTTTGATCACATCATTGGGGGCAAAAATAGATTCATCATCCACTACTAAACTATTCACAGTTGCAGCATGTCCGGTTTCACTATTGATCTGTGTCCACCAGCTACCCAGCTCTGAATCCCACCAGGTATATTCTACTGTACCAGTACTCTTTTTTCTTGCTCGCATTAAAATCACTGAAAAAGGAGTCTCATCTGGCTGTAATCGCGCAATGTCATTGGCAACATCAATCTCTCGGCGTTCTTTATCTACTGATAAAGAATAGTTCGGTCCACGATAAAATTCCGGCATAAAAACACCTCCAAAAATTTAGCGACTGGTCTTTTACCATGTCGCTTTTATTCAAATACATTTTTCTTACTACTGGTCATTCCAAAGACTGCCTCTCTAATCGAATCTTCAGTGGAAGCTGTTGCTGGCAGCTGTGTCCTACCACCTTGAGGCATCCGAACGGAACTCTTTGCAATTCCTTTATCACCATTTTTAACCTGATCAATCCTTATTTGAGTAGAGGCAATCTTATATGCTTGCTCTATTCCATTAGGCATCATGGCTAAAACGGGGTACTTGTCATAGACTGAACTCATCTCATCGGCATAATCCTCCAGGTCAGTATATTTCTTCTGTAGTTGCTTCAGTTGTTTCTGATACTCTCGTTCACTCCTAGCGGTAGTAATCTCTGACTGCATTGGCGCAAGGATGTTATATAGGGCTTGTCCTAAAAGTTTCCCTTGTGCTTCCATTTCACGATTCACAATCTCCTGGATGGCTTTTGCCCCTTTGGTATAGAGTTCTTTCTCAATCCATTCTTCCGGCTCAAGCTCTGGCTGCTGTTGATTTGCTTGAGGTGGTACTTGAGGTTGAGGTTGATTTGGAATCTGTCCTAGGTTAACATCAGCTTGAGTGGCAGTTGGAGTTTGATACCCCAGATTCTGCTGCATAAACGCTAAGATTTCTTGCTCAGTCTGGTGTAGATTCTGAGTTAGCTCAATCAGATTGTCTGCTTTGTTATCAGTTTCTGTTTCAGGATTAATCTCTGATGCTGTAACAGTTTCTCCACCCTCTGATGCTACTTCTTTAGGTTCGGTTTGTTGCGGTTCTTGTTCGGAAATAGTTTCTTTTTCTTCTTGAGGAGCATCATCCATTTGAGAGGATTCCGCAGTCTGTTCAAACATTGCCATCTTTAATTCTCCTTTTTATGATTTACAAATGAAATGATCTTGCTTAAAGTCTGAATCTCACCTTGCAAACGATTCACTTCAATCAGATCTTCCAAAGTTTTAAAACTTCCAGTAGTCAGCCTTCTGGTTGCAATCTCTATGCGTTGATTAATTTCTTCCTCAACTATTTGCCAAGCTCTCATCCCTGATAATTCATGCGCCTTCCGTTGACGCAGTTCGTATTGCTCAGCTTTAGTCATTTTAACCTCATTAAAGCTGCTTTGACATTTTGAACAGATTGATTTAACACATTGCTTGAAGTAGGATTCTTATTCTTCACTACTGCTTGTTTCTTAATGGTTTTTTGCTTCTTCATCTCTAACCTTCCTTTCTATCCCATTGGATTCATATTCATTCCTGGATTACCTTGTGCCATCATCTGAGCTTGCATTGCCTGCATCTGCATTATTTGTAACTCTTCTGGAGTGTAGAGAAGCTGATCAGGATTCTTGATGTCGTAGCTCTCAAAGAGCATCTTGAGTAAATCGTACTGTTTCACATATTGGTTATTGGCACAGAGCTGCAGCAGATTAGTTAATTGCTGCCTTCTGATCTCCTTATTCGCGGTAGGGTCAGTATTGGATCCGGCTGGTCGATAATCGTGTTCGCCTAAAATGTCACCTGGTTCAACTAATTGCCATTGATAGACGCTCTCTTCCCCGAAGAGCTTTACTAGACGATTTTCCTCAAGAAACTGTTGATTGTTCAAATCCATTAACTCTGCCATTCGGCGCAAGGATAAGGATTCATAAAGCAAAATCTTTACCTCATAACGAATCCCAGCATTGGTGTTCTTGGTGACAATCTCGGTGGCGGTCTCAGAATTCGCGCCTGATGACCCACGTACTACGGCAGGCGTGGCAATTACGTTTTCCATATCACTTTTGATAATTGCTTCTTCCTGATAGGCACTCCCTGTCACATCATTTACCATCATCTCCTGAAGATCATCAAAACTATCAACATTGATAATTCCATTGGGACGTGAGACTAATTCCGATTCGTCAACATCTGCGCCTCGTTTTTTCATCCACATCCGATTCAAAATAAGTGAGACATTATCAATCCGTTGGTTGCGGTGGGTATTCAGTTCTTCTTGTAAATCAGAAATGATCTGAATTGCACTCAGTCCATAGATCTCATTTGGCAATGGCTCAAAGACTGACATGATAAAAGGTTTCTTACCATGTCGCCAGTATGGATTAGCTCCATCATAGACCAGTCGCTTCCGATTCACCCAGAGACAGACACGATCATCCCACCAAAACCAAAGCACCTCATAGAGACTGCCTGCCTGTTTGCCACCATCTGAAGTCTCAGGAGTTAAGCCAACCCAACTGAGACGTTCATACTTCCCTTCGCTTAACCCTGAGCTGGTATGATCTACTTCTTCTTTTTTGAGTGGATAAATCTCACCTGTACCTGCTTCCTGAAAGATCTGCAACTTATCCTGCAACTGTTGCCAGGTCATCCATTCACGCTGGATGACAAACCGGGCTGAATCCAGATCTCTGGCACGTGGGTCAACCCAGAAGTCAAAGAAGTCCACTACCTGTAGCTCGTTATCATCCCAGACCACTTGCGCTTGCTCTTCGACTACAAACTCGCCTGGAATCTCGACCATTTGCGGGACAACTACTGAACCATAAGCACTCCCCATTGGGCTTGGCTGTTGTACTCCGATAATTGTCTTCGCTGGTACTTTGCGCTTAACTTGTTTGGTTTCATACCGCCAACCTACTGACATAATCGCAGCCGGAAAGATTAAGAAGTTTGTTACGAATTCATAGAAACGACTATAG